CCTTGTAACTTTCTTTGTCATCAATATCTAAGAAATCTAACGGGTGGTTGCTTGTTACTGGTATGCGAGAAATTTCTTTAAAACGCTCGTATGCCTTTTCTACCTCTTCTTTTGGGCGGAAAACTTTTACGAGTTTATTCGGGTCGCCGTTTTCCACAATCTCGGATTCTAAATAATCATACATTCCGTCACGCATGATTGTGGCACGTTTTGTTTTTTCATCAATTGTATATGTATCTTTTACAAACATGTTATTCTATCCAAACTATTGCATCACATCGACACCCGACTGCTTCGCGTGGGATTCCTTCGGGCATGTCACTTGTTCTTTTTTTCCATTTTTTCCCATCGTCGCTATAAACCGTATGATCGTCATAACGACAAATTTTATCATTCATAACATAGTGGCTTGGTCTTGCTTTTGGATACCTACCCCTTGGATTCCCGCGCACGCGCTCGTCTTCGGAGGTCTGCCACTTGTATAAATTAAGCCCTAAATTCTCCATTCTCTTTTTTGTGAGTTCCCCATTCAATGTATTTATCTCATTTCGGGCTATAAGAACGGAGCGCTTACGGGATACATTATAGCTTTTGTTAATTTCTTCTGCAATCCTTTTTGTTGTCCAGCCCTTTTCCATGCCACCCAATAATATGGTTTCAAGCTTTGATAAATTTTCTTCTTTCAATGATCTTATGAGGTTTGCGTTCTTGCGTATGACGTTTTTCATGTATGGTTTCATGTTTTGAAAGTCTGGAACATCTTTTAAATCAATGCTTAAACCTCGTTCAACATTGTTATTAAATCTTATTCCATTTAACTTTGCTGTTTGGTTTGCATACTTTTCTGCTATTCCATTTATTCTTTCAGTATCATATTGTTTATTTATTTTGTTTCTTACAAAATCAAGAAGTCTTTGAAGTTTTGCATTTAATGATTCATCCTCAAATTGCCCTCTTGTCTTTTTTGTATCTATTCCGCCCATTACAACATTATTAAAACGCGTCTTGATTTGCTCAAGCATACCGCGCATTTCTTTATAGTATTCTGCTTCAATTGATTTATTTACATTGACGGTAGAGAAACGAGGCTTTTTTTTTGACTTGCCTTTTTTCTTTTCATAGGCTTTTGTTACATCAAAGCGCATTACTTACCCCTTATATTTTTAAAGAGTTTCTTAACCTTTCCGAAAAATGATTCTGTTTTATTCTTCATGGCCTCGTAATCTTTGACATCTTCCTCGTTAATATCATTCTCAAGCTCATTCATTTCGTTTTCAAGCTCAAGCGCTTCATCCACTTCTTCCGTGGTGATAATTCCATAGTCGGCCAGATATTCAAGCATGGTCTTTTCTGGCATGCCAAGTTCCTGCATACGCCGTGCGTTTTCAAGATACTTCATGTCAATATCTGATTGCTTTTCTTTGCTTACCTGCTGTGGCTTGTTGAATTCAAACTCAAAGTCTAAATCTTTTCCAGTAACAATATGCACGAGAATTTTAAATAGGCGCTTCATGTTTGGTTCTATTCTCTTTTGCTTTGCTTGGATATAATTATAAAATATCTCAAGATCGGCGTCCCCTGTTGAGTTCATGCCGTCGGGACTTTTACCCAAAAGGATTGTTGCTGGAATTCCTGTAGCAGCGGATAGACGTTCAATTGAGCGCTTGTCAATATCAGCAAGCCCCGCGAATGTTTGGCTTACAATTGAAACATCATCCTCAATATCAATAACGCCCGCATTCAAAAAGCTTTTACTATCTTCCAAAAGTTTCAGTCGGGAAAGAATAAGATCGTCATGCTTGTTTTTTGCTAGATCGCTCAAGCCGTGCATCTTATAATAATAAACATTGTTACGCACCACAAGATTTGGGATTGCGGATGATATCATCTCGTCGTTGAGGATAGCCCGATAAACATTTTCATATACGGACATACCAAGATATTTATATGACGGCGCTCTACGGATTGGTAAATCTACGCCTGTGAATATTAGAAAATGTGATGCGTCTGCTGTAAGGCCAGTAATACTTATTGTTTTTGGCTTCATGTATTGTCTTGACTGTATGACAATATGCGGTACGACTGTTATGTATGTCATGTCACGTTCAAAAAAATCTATCCCTTCAGGTGATGAATTTAACAAATCATGGTTAAACTCTTCCATAGGGTTTTGTAATTTATGCCTTGTCATAAGCACCGAGCCACCATAAAGATCTGCGTTCATGCATGCCTGCCTTACAAGTTGCTCAAGATTTAGCTTTTCATAAAGCTCTAATATTTGCGCCTCAACCTCTTCATTGTCTGGGATTCTAAATGTAAAGCCATTCTTGAAAGCGTATTCGTTTGGTATCTCTATGATTTTTTTACCAATCCAAGTTGTAATCCACATGGCTTCTTGTTCGGTATAAGGTAAAGCACCTTCTATGTAAAAGTATGAATTGCCCCGTAATGTGACATCTCTTCCTGGATTTTTTTTATTCAAGACGGATGCAAGCCCGTCCTGTGTTTTGTTTTCTTTTTTTCCACTCATCCTAATAACGCCTCCATCTCAAATTTAAAATCTCTGTTTGCAAAAGCTATGGCGCAAGCGTCAATAAAAGTATCCACAATGTCATCGTGCATATTTGCACCCGTCTGTGGAAAAGCTACCATCTCACTTCTAAACGCTTCAAAGTCTGCAATATCTTTATTTATTATAACATTTGGGTCTGATTTGTCAATGCGAGGTATTACATTGTTAGCGCGTATAACTTTGTCACCACGCCTATTAAGAACATTAAGCCCTTTATCCCCTATTACTCTTTTAAGCTCATCCTTTGATGGGACTGGCACACGCTTTTTTGAAAAATATTGATTAAGATAAATACCGTGTCCCATAGGCTCAATCCACAAATACCTAAACTTGTATCCTATTTTTGACATTACCCAGGGGTCTATCCATTCAGCAACATCAATTGAATTTATCTGTTTTCGCATCATATCTATAAGATAAAGCTTTTCATCCTTAACGCCGAAATAAGTAAACACGGTATAATCGCTTGATTGCTTTTCTGTGTATGCCGTATCTGCTGTGATAAAGCGATAGTCATAATCCTCTTCCATTGGCATTTCATCACGGCTTGCGATAGTAAACCAGTCAAAATCAAATAGGTTACCTCCGTCAAGGACTGGCTTTTGTTGGTAAAGCGCATCCCAGTATCCCGTTGTGCTTAAAGATTGCCTGCGTTCCTCAAGGAATTTAAGCGGGTATCTTTCAGGGTGTAGCGGATCTCCAGCATTTCTATACTTTTCATTATGTTCTGCGATTGCGGGATATGATATAATTTTCCATTTGTCGGCTTCATGCTCGAGTATGCGCCCCGCAAGATCGTCTATATGCCACCGAGTCATGATAAGAAGAACACCGCTTTTTTCACTTGATCTTGTCAGGAATGTAGAATTGTACCACTCCCACACGCTGTCCCTTACCGTTTGGCTTCGTGCCTCTGCTGCGTCCTTGACTGGATCGTCTATGATTCCTATGTCAAAACCCATTCCAGTAATACCGCCCCCAACACCAGCCCCACGATAGGAGCCATTATGGTTTACGATTTCAAATATATCATTATTTCTCAATGGGGTAGCCGACATTGTTCTAACGTGCTTTCCATACAGAAACGTGTCAGGAAACACATCGGAATAAATAGGGTCATCAAGAATACGCTGCACATCTCTATTGTTTTTTGAGGCAAGATCGGCTGCGTAAGAACACGCGATAATATTCATATCTGGGTTTTTTCCGAAACACCAAGCGGGAAAACGGCGGGATACCATTTCAGTTTTACCATGACGAGGCGGTGCAAAAATCATAAGTTTTGGTGATTTACCGTTCATGGCATCATCATAAAATTGCTGTAATTCTGCGCATATCTCCTCATGAAACCAATTACTGTCATATTTAGGCATCGTATAATGTATGAATTCTAAAAGATCATTCCTCGCTAGGCGTATCTCCGCTTGCTTCTGATAACTTTCTAGCCTTTGCAATTTCTCCTTTAAGCTCATCACGCAACCCCTTCAATTCCTTTGTTGACATATCGCCAAACATCCCTGTTTCAATTCCCCCTCTATGATTTAGCGTTACCTCGCGTCCTGCCTTGCCTTCTATTCTATCCCATATCTTATCAAGGGCAACAAGTTTTGTTTCGTCCTTTGTTTCTTCTCCGAATAAAATATTCATAATCGTGTAAACATCCGCCCCCATCGCATCAAGCTTTTCTATGGATTCTTTTGAAAGCACCTTTTTCTGGTCTTTTTTAAATATTTCCAGCATGATTTCAAGGCGTTCTTTTAAGTCCGCTTTCTTCTTACGTGCTTTTCCAGACGCGACCCCACCATCTACAGCCATCTTGTGGAGTTCCTCTGGGGTTCGTTCACTATTTGGTATCAGATCTTTTTTAGCCATTCGTTTCCTCCCAAAGCTCTTTAGCCTTATCGTGTATTTCCACTAGATCATAGCCTTTCTCTTTATAGAATTTCTTTTCCCCTGTTCTAAAATGTAACTCGTCGTGGCAAACATGGCAAATTGGTATCGTCCATTCATCTCCTGGCTTTCTACCCATCCCAGCATTTTGGCCAGCTCTTACATGATGGGCAACTCCACCTGGGTTTGCGTTACAAAACATACATTTCAGTTCAGAAAGTCTTTTGAGGTGTTTTAGCTTTATGCCAGAATAATTATCATTCTTTTTTTTCTTCTTGCTTCCACCCAGATATGTCTTATTTAATCTTGCTTCCCAATCATATTCCATTTAGCCGTCCTTTTCTTCTTCTGTATCTAACATTGATTTTACCATTCTCCTGTCTTTACAAACCTTTTCCATAACCTCTTTATAGGAAAGCTTATTCAATAGCTTTTGCGTATCAGATGATTGCTTCATGGCTTGAAACACAAAAGCCGTCCCTTCTTTTTTCATGGCTTCGGTATATTTAAAGCTCTTCTTATCATACAAGAATTGGTTCAAGTTCGCAAGATTCGGGGTAAATCCTTCAAGCCCTTCTGTTCCACAACAAGTGAGGCTATCTCCCATACGGCGTAATCTGTTTTCCCCACTAAGGAATTTAAGATCATGCTTGTGGCACTCATCCCGTAGTTCCAAGAATTTTGGTTTTAGTACGCTTAATGGATATATGAAGTCGTTACCGTCACGAATCAAGCCCTTTGTCTTTATTTGCATTTTAATGCTTTCAAAGATAACGCCGTAAACCCCTGCTTTTTTATATTCTTTGAGCACACCCATGATCTTATCATGATGTTCTAGGATATATGGCTGTGCGCGCGGTATTACTCGCTTGGCATATTTGGCCATCATCTCTAACATTTTAAGGCGTTCCCGAAAGGTTGGTGCGCCCTGCTCGAGTTTGTCATACTCATCACATAGCATTGACACTTGAAATACGAAATTGCACTTTTTAAAAAGACTGTAGTACGGCTCTTGTGTTGGCAACAAGGCTTTCGTTGAAACGATAAACGGATATTGTGTTTCAGCCAATACCTTTAAACACTCCAAAGATCGTTTGTGTATTTTCTCTGCGGGCTGGAACGGGTCGGACATTCCACCCCAATGGATGGGAATATTCCAATCACACCATGATGTTTCTGGCGTGCGCTTGCCATTTATAAAAGATTTTAAGGCGATAGCCCCCTCGAAAGGCTTTATGTTCGATATGTTATATTTTCGGTATGTGAAACAATATTTGCATCCATGAGAACACCCCTTGTATGTGTCCATTCTTACGGGCATGTTACATAATGTTATTTGGCTTCCGACTTTTGGCATTTTTTAAGCTCTCCCATATAATGATTAACCCAGTAATCTTTGACTTTCTTTTGCTCCACAAGTTCTAAATCTGCTATTTTATGAAACGCACCCTCGCTTTTTACATTTTCCTCGCGCATACACACCATGATCGTACGCTTTAAATCTGGTATTACATATATTATTTTCGAGAACAATCCACGTCCGCGGTAATCATCATCAATAAATATTCCCCTAATTCTTGTAACTTCTTGCTTTTTCATATTGTTATAAAGCACAAAACCAATGGATTTCTTATCATGGTATGCTACAATGCAATCCAGCTTTTTATAATATATCGAGCTAAAATGCTTTGTGTATTCTGATTTTTTACATAGTTTTAAGACTTCTCGCCTGCCTTGTGTGTTTTTAAAAAAGTCCACTTTCTTAAAATAAAACATATTATTCTTCAAAAGCTCTCATGAGCATATCAATATAATATTGTTTTCCGTTTTCCTTTATTTTCTGTGTGATAGATTCTTCTTTTTCTTTTGGAAAAGTCATTGTTATTGTGAAAACATCGGAGCTATTTTTCAAGTGTGATGAAAAAGCCCCATCCTCAAGAGAACCTAACACGCTTTCAATGCCGTCCTCTGGAGCATCATTTAGAAGAGAAAGGCCATAATCACCCATGGTTAACTTTTCCCCTATGAATTTTAGATCTTTTTCAAGAATAGATTTTATTACTTTACTACCATTTTGTGTGGAATTGTTTGCGTGGCGATAGGCCACCTTTTGTATTTCAGTAAGGCCAGATATTCTTAAAACAGCGATATTTTGCTCCTCAAGCGCCTTTAATGCTTCATACCTTCCATGGCCAACAAGGATATTATTGTCCTCATCCAGCTCTATTAAGGATGTATATGTGAAGTCTTTTATTGAGTTTTGAATATG